GATTCCTACACCTATTTCTGATGCTTCTTTGAGAATTGCATGTGCTAACACCGTAGCGGTTGTTGTACCGTCTCCTGCTTCGTTTACTGTTTTGCGAGCTGCTTCTTTTAAAAGCGTTGCCCCCATATTTTCTACTGGATCTAATAATACAATTGAATTTGCTACTGTAACTCCATCTTTTGTAATTAATGGTTTACCTTGGTCATCTTCAAGTAGTACACATTTGCCACTAGCTCCTAATGTGGAGCTAACGGCTTTTGTAAGCTTATCTATCCCTTTAAATACTTGATCTTGAGCTAGTTGCCCAAAATTAAGATTTTTGACTATTAAGTCTGACATATTTGATTAAATTTAATTAGGTTTATATTATATTATCACTTGTTTTTTGTGTTTTTTAATTATTTTAATTTTACAAATAAAGGTTTTGTTGTATCAGTGTCTGTTCTTACTGTCTGATCTCCTATATAAGAACCCAAAATCCATTCAGCCTGGTAACTTGAAGGCCATGGCACGGCATTATTAGTAACGGCATTTAAATTATTATAAAAAGCATATGAACCATAACTGTTTATAAATGAAGATACAGGTGAGGTTTCAACTCCTGTTGCTGTAAAATTTGTTGTTTCAAATTCAACAAATTTACCTGCATCATATTTCCACAACATAATTTTATTAGCATTAGCACTTTCTGTAAGATAATAATATGTAGATGCATACAAACTGGTATTTACAGTGCTAACTAATACAGCAGAACCAGTTGACATATTCCATACCTGCATCATTTCAGTGCCATTTTGTTTTGAATAAATAACATATTCAGGAGTATTATTTATTTTTGAAATGCCAAATGGAATATTATTAGCAGTACTTACGCTAGGCGCTCTATAAATTGTTTGATTTGTTAAATTTGCCCCTGTAGTATAATTATAAGAAGCTAATTTTAATTCTGTAGCACTACTTACAACATTATATCTATAAAAACTCCATACAACGTTAGCAGATGAATCATAAGATATTCCGCCAGTTGTACCAGCTCCATTAGGAAATTGGGTATTTGTATCTATTACTTTACCAGTTGCTCCTCCAGTAGCAAAAGAATACTCAGCTATTCGTGTGGAAGTTGGACCATAATGTTGTACAGCATAAACTCCATTAGATCCGTCAATATAACAAGCTTGTCCAGAAGTGTCATATGCTAGTGGAACAACGCGGGTTGTAGCAACTGGAGTTGCACCCCCTAAAGTTGCATCAGGATAAGTTGATGCATTAGTACCGCTTAAAATTTTTCCTGTTTTTAACCAATAATCTCCGTTGGGATGAGTATAAAGACCAGTCGTTGCATCATAACCAGTAGGATTTCCTGTTGTACTAACATTAAAAGATTCATAAGTATTAACTGGTAAACCAGTACCTGTTGCTCCACCTCCTGTTGCTAATTCTAAACTTCCTAAATATATTGCCATTGTATTGTTATTTTACGGTGTTGTTATGTATATTGTTGATGAACTATAAGATGGTAAAGCAGCATACTCTGCAGCTGTTAATGTTATAGTTTTTATAATTGAATTATCTACGTTTGTTGATTGTACTTGTGTTCCTGCCATTTTATTGTTTTTAGCTAAATGTTATTGTTCCTGTCCCAGTTGTGAAGATTAACACTGAGTCTGTGCCTACTATACTAGGTGTAGGTGTGTTTAAAGTACCTGTAACTGCAAAGCTTGAAATGCTAGCTGTTGCATAGCGTAAAATAACTACTCCAGAGCCGCCATTTCCTCCAGATCCACCACCTCCACCTTTTCCATCTGTACCTGGATTTGGAGTTGGATTGCTCGTGGTACTACCATTCCAGTTAAATCCAGCACCGCCACCACCTACATTAGGTGCAGCACCAGATCCATTAGCAGAATAAAAACCAGCCGCACCACCACCACCAGCATAACCTACAGTAGAACCTGTAATTGATACATTAACCCCTTCTCCACCAGTGCCTGGAGCTCCTTGAACACCTTGAGCTGGAGTTGCGCTAGCTCCACCACCACCACCACCAACATAAATAGGAGCTGCTTCATAACCTAATCCTCCTGCAAAACCTTGTCCAGATGGTGTTGCTGTTCCTCCAGATGTTGCCCATCCACCACCCCCACCAGAACCTCCATTCATGTCAGTACTTACTGCAGCACTTCCAGCACCAGAACCTCCGCCAGTTGCTGTTATATTTTCAAAAACAGAAATAGAGCCTTTTGTACCAACTGTATTATAAACTCCTGCTGTACCAGTTCCTCCACCTCCTACAGTAACCAAATAATTTGTAGATAAAGATAGAGTTAGTTGTGTTTGATTTCCAGAACTTGTAGATGGAGATGTTGCAAATGTTGTTAGTAAACCTCCAGCACCAGCTCCACCAACTCCACCACCACCACCTCCACCAGCAACTATTAAGTAACTAACTGAAAAAGTAGAAGGGATATTAACAAGTGCATCAGTACCATCATTAGCAGCAAATTCTGCCACCCAACCTTGTATAGTTCCTGAGTATATAATGCTTACAGCACCTCTTTGGTAATCTATTTTAACATCGTTTGCAGAACCGTTTATATTAGATTGTGCAGTAATTTTAATATTATTAGTCTGTGCAGTACCAGCATAATCTACTATGCTTACTATATCTCCTACACTAGCTGTTGGTGGCATAGTTACAATAACTTGATTAGATGTTGTATTAACAAAATAGCCTTGTCCTGTTATAGATTGAAAACTACTTGTTTTAATAGCTGACTGCCATTCTACGCTTAAACTTCCTTGTATAAGTTCTTTTGTTACTTTTGTTAATGCCATAATTTTTTAACTAAATGTTATTGTTCCTGTTCCGCCAATAAATTTTAATATTGAATCTGTTCCGTCTGTACTTTCTACTACTGTTCCTTCATTATAAAGTGATGTTACATTTCCAGCTGTTAGCGCTGTAGAGAATATACGTACTTGGTCTATTGAGCCACCAAAGTAATCTGTACCATTGTAAGACCTGCCTATTCTAAATGGATAAGCACTACCATTATTAGTAACAGTAGAGGTAAAACTTGTTGCTACATTGTTTTTGTACATTTTAAAAGCATTAGCAGATGTAGTTCCATCCCAAGAAAAGCAAAAATGTGTCCACTGTGTTCTTTCTGCTGAAGAGTAAGGTATAATTGAACTACCAAAAGTTGAACCGTTTTTAAATCCAAACTGTAATCCAACGTCTGTTCTGTGTGTTGAAATATAAAGCCCATTTCCTAATGAAGCACCACCAGTATCAATAGTATAGCTGTAAGTGTTGTCTGCTTGTGTTGTTTTTTGCCACCAAGAAATAGCAAATCCACCGCTTGAAGGTAATATTGAATTTGCAGCAACAATTTCACTAGTCCCATTAAACACCGCTGCATTACCAAACCTTCCGGCCGCATAAGTTATGTTTGAAGCTGTTCCATTATATCCATTACCACTTGAATCATTAGCATTACCATTTAATTTATAGTAAGCTGTATTTGCTATAGGATAAGCTGTGTCTGCAACTGTATCTAAAGTACCTGTAACAGCATAGCTTGAAACGTCAGCTGTTGGGTAACGTAGGATTACTATACCCGAACCACCTGCACCACTAAAACCTCCTGCCATTCCGCCGCCGCCGCCACCAGTATTTGCAGTTCCAACGCCAGCTGGGTCTGTCCAGCTTCCGAAGCCACCACCTCCAATACCTCCTGCTCCTGCCGGAGGGGTATAATTATTTTGCGTACCACAACCTCCGCCGCCGCCAGCATAATAATTTCCTGTACCACCAATAATATTTACCTCAAGGCCTGCGCCACCATCTCCTCCTATACCATTACCTGAAGCAATACCGTTTGCTCCTATTGCACCAGCTCCACCGCCGCCAGCTGCAGCAGCAGTTGAACATTGTCCTATTCCTCCGGCATTACCTTGTCCTGCTGGTGTTGCTGTTCCTCCATTACCTCTACCGCCACCACCGCCAGAGCCACCTGGCCCTCCATGTGCAACACAAGTGTATGAATTAACAGTTCCTCCATATCCACCGCCTGTTGAAATTATTCCGTTAAATTCACTATTATTACCAGGATTTCCACTTTGTCCATTTCCAGTAGTTCCATAACCACCTGTTCCAACAGTTACATCATATAGTGTGCCTATACTTGCAGCTAAAGGCGTTTCGCTACCGCTATATGTGGTAGTAGTTTTTAAACCACCTGCACCTCCGCCACCGCCAGCAGCGCCAGAATAACCGCCACCGCCAGAGCCGCCACCGGCGACTACTAAATAGTTTACTAGGAAATTATTAGGATTTAAAGCTGAAGTACCTTCATTAGCAGCTGCTGATGCAACCCATCCTTGAGTGGTATCAGCATATGTAATTCTTAAAGCTCCTCTAGTATAATTAACTACTTTATCGTCAGAAGAACCCTGTATGTTATTACTACTAGTTAAAATTATAGTATTACTAGCTGCAGTCCCTGCATAATCTATAATACCTATAGAATCACCAATAGTAGGTGAAGATGGTAATGTAACAGTAATACTACCAGTTGTAGTATTAAGATAATAGCCATTACCAATTACAGCTGCAAAACTAGAGGTTTTAGCAGGACTCTGCCAAGTAAGACCAAGTACTCCTTCAATTACATCTGCTTGTAGTTTTGTTAACGCCATTAATTAAGCCTTTGTAGGTTTTGTATCTGGAAAGGCATCTGTAGATGGCCAATCTCTTAATTCTTGTCTATATGTTATCTTTAGCATATTAGTTTGTATTATATTATTACTTGTTTTTTAGGGTTTTATAGTTTTACTGTCTTGAAAAGCATCTGTAGCTGGCCAATTTTTTTTTATTTTAAAGTAGGACCAACAAACCAAGTAACTAAAGAGTGACGAACTCCTTTGCTTATCGGCAAAACTCTATGAAATTCAAAAGAGGGAAAAAATATAATATCTCCTTTGTTCATCTTTATGGGTTCGTCGTTATAAAATTGAAATTCTCCTCCTTCAAAATCATCATTAAGAAGTGCCGTCATAGATAGTTTTCTTGTTCTATTGTGTACAGCTTTATTTTCAGGGTAGTTATAAATATTAAAACCGCTGCCGTCTTTATGAAAGTTGTAAAATCCTTTTTCTGCATATTTTGTAATCTGCATATTTTCAGCACCCGAGATATTCATTTGCCATTTATTTGCTAATTTAACATAATCAAAAACTATGTTATAAAGCCATTGCTCATTAGTCCACACAATTGAAGAATCTCTAATTTTATCTATTTCCTCTACATCCTGTATTAAAGCTTTTTCAAATTTACCATTAGATAAATTTAAAATTCGTTGACACAAATCATCGTTAAAAGCATTAGGAATTAACCAATACAAATAATCTTTTTGATTCATTTAATTTAATTTAATTTTTTATTAATACTAATTATTGTATAGTCAATGGCTAACAAAACCAAAAATCCTACAAACTTTATGGCTTAGTAGGTTTTGTAACAGGAAAGTTACTTGTACTAGGCCAATCTCTTAACTCTTGTCTGTATGCAAGTAAATTAGAATGGTTAGGATAATCAGTTGTTGAAACAATAAAATCTGTTGCCGTTAACTCTTTATCTCTCCAATCCCTAGCTTCAGATTCAAGCTCTTCGGTTGTTTTTACAGGGTGGCTCCATCCGTCCTCTTCATTCCATAAATCCCCTACTCCAAAACCATCTTCTGCTTCTGCCCAATCTCCATCAAATCCGTTAATGTCTATTTGTGCTGTTTTTGCAATTCCTTTTATAATTTTATAATACATTTTCTTTTTTTTAATAGTATAACAATATTGCTCCATCTCCTGCTTGAAAATTAAAATTTACAGGTGGGTAACTGTTAGTGTTAGCAGATTGTCTTGTGCCTCCACCAAATCCGTGTGCCTCTGCACCATCATTGTATCCTCGACCTCCACCACCAGTTCCATATCCATTGACACCAGAACCAGGATCTCCATTTCCATCACCTGTTGAAGTTCTAAATCCTGCCTGTCTTGAGCCATTTGCTGTTGATAGAGTTAAACCGCCTGTTATTGTACTTTCAGTCATTGGTGTAAAACTATAAACGTTGTTTACAGTAATTTGATTTTCTCCAACTCCAGGAGTCAATACTAAATCTGTTGATGCATTAGTAATAGTTTCAATTCCTTGAATTATTCTACCTCCATATCCTGTATTTGTAAGACTATTGTTTGGTCCAACTGTACCCCCACCACATATAAAATATCCAATACTTGCACCATCTGCTAAACCTAAATCAGTTGCTGGATTCACAGTATAACTTGCCGCATTATTATAAGTAAAACTTGCTAAAGCACGCGCTGTACTATAACTATTACTTTTTGTAAATCCACCGCCGCCGCCTGCTGCTGGAAAAAAATCTGAAAAATCACTCATAATTTATTTATTTATTTATTTTATTGTGGACCTATTATTACCCATCCTTTTGTTGCGCCTGAATATATTAATTCAAAACTTGCAGCCGCATTGTTTAATGTTAAATCTGCTGCACTACCCATTATTAAACTTCCGTTTCTCGCAAGGATACATGTTGCAACCGTTGACAAGTTACTAATTTTTATTGAATCTCCATCAAATGGTGTTGCTGGAAGTGTTAATGTTAAATCTGCTGTAAATACATACAATGTGTTTTTAACAGCTGTTGTACTTGCTGATATAGTTGAAACAGCATAGTTTTGTGGTTGTAAAGTAACTAATGAAACAGAAGAAACAATTTCAACTTGTATTATGTCACCTGTTGCAGGTGGAGATCCAACCCAAGTTATTACAGCTCCAGAAACCGTGTATGCATTTGTTTTTTCTTGATACACACCATTTACATACACACTTGTAAAGTCTATATTGGTTGGTGTTGTTGAAAGCGTTATAGTTGCACTTCCATTTGCAGT